GTTTACCAAACAATATGCCGATAACGTGTCGCTGCTTGTGCAGCAACAAGGCAGTCGTTTGCGTAACGCATGTCGGCTTGAAACCGGCAAACGTGGCGAAGAAGTTTACATGGAAAGAATTGGTTCTACAACGGCACAAGTTGTTACCTCTCGCCATGCAGACTCTCCGCTGATTGACACCCCACATGACCGTAGGCGTGTAACGCCGATCTCGTATGATTGGGGCGATATGATAGACGATGCGGACAAAGTTCGCATGCTGATCGATCCCACTTCTCCTTACGCAGTCAACGCCGCGTATGCAATGGGAAGAGCAATCGACAGTAAAATAATCACAGAAGCACTCGGAACTGCATACACCGGCAAATCTGGAACTGGCACGCAGGCTTTAGGCTCCGGCCAAAAGGTTGCAGTCGATTTCCATACCTATGACGGTGCAACAGGTGATGTAGGCTTGTCTGTTGGTAAACTTCTGGAAGCACGCCGGATTTTAGGTGCGGGCGAAGCAGATGATTACGATATGGGCGGGCGACCTAATCTGTTCCTGGTTGCCAATTCTTTGCAGTTAGCAAAGTTACTGGCTGATTCCAGTTTTGCTTCTGCTACTGCTGCCGGTGGTGTAAGTGCTGCCAGTGCAGACTATAACAGTGTCCGCGCGCTGGTCAGTGGCGAGATCAACACCTTCATGGGCTTCCAGTTCATCAGGTCTGAGCTTATCACCACAGACAGTGCTAGCGACCATCAAGTAATCGCCTTCCATCGTGATGGACTTGGCCTTTGCATTTGGGATGACATCCGCGCACGGATTACCGAGCGCGCTGACAAGCGATTTTCCACTTATGTTTATTTTTCCATGACCATCGGTGCGGTCAGGTTGGAAGAAGAGCGAGTGGTTGAGATTGCTTGCGATCCTTCTTAACCCCTAGCCACTAAGGAGTCTTATGGCAAATCTGTTTGGTGTTAATTACACCACACAAGACCCTGTTGGGGCTGGAGATACTACCGGCACGGTTCCTGCCGCTGTTGATGTAGCCGAATGGGGCGGGCGAGTACGAGTGTGCTATGACAGCTATACGGCTGATGGCGCAACCGGCACAACTGATGTGCTTTATCTGGGCAAGGTTCCAGCAAATGCAACATTGCTTTATGGTGTGCTTCAGCATAACAACTCAGGTTCTTCCACGTATGCAATTACAGTGGGAGCAACCACGATGCGCGCGGCTGCTACGGCAACCATTAGTGTAGCGCATCTTTTTGGTGCTGTTGCTGCTGGGACAAAAACCACAGCATTGTCGGATGTGAAAGTCACTCTTGGAACTGCTGCGTTAGCAGACACCAAGACGGTCAAGTGTATGATTTATTACACTGTTGACTGACACGCAACATGGCAAGCGTAGTTGATATTTGTAACATCGCCCTGAGCAATCTGGGCGACCAGAAGATATCCAGCTTGTCAGATGCCAACGAGAGGGCGAGGCTCTGCAATCTTCGTTATAACGATGTAAGAGATGCAGTCCTCCGCTCTCACACATGGGCCTGTGCTGTCACGCGCACGCTGCTAGCTCAGTCGGACACTGCGCCGACCTGGGGCTTTACTTATGCGTATCCGCTGCCCAGCGACTGTTTGCGAGTGCTAGATGTTGAAGATTGGGACGAACCTTATCGAATAGAGAACGGTTCAATCGTCACTGACTCAACAACATTGAAGCTCAAATATATTAAACAGATAACAGACCCGAATGAATTTGATTCGCTCATCATTCAAGCGCTAGGTTTGCGGCTCGCATCTGAAATTGCTGAGTCGCTTACCGGCCGCCCTGAGTTGCGCGACAATCTTTTTGGAAAGTATCAATCTGCACTAGCAGAAGCACGCTCAGTAGACTCAGCAGAGCGCGCTTACGTTGACACACTCTGGAGTGATGTTTTTATTGAAGCGAGGCTCTAAATGGCGCGCGTTCAAAGCGTTCAAACCAGTTTTGCAGATGGGCAGATCAGCCCACGTATGCAGGGTTATGTCGATCTCCCTTCGTATCGTTCCAGCCTAAAAATCTGTCAAAATTACATTCCACTTCCTCAAGGATCGGTTGCACGCCGGCCTGGGACTTTCTATACATCGCGTGCGAAGGATAATGGAGCAGTCAGGTTAGTTTCATTCAACTTTGGCAGCGGTCAGAGCTATATCCTAGAGTTTGGTGCAAGCTACATCAGGTTTTATCGTGAAGATGCAATAGTCACGACTGATGTGACCACGATTTCCAGTGTGAATGCTAGCACCAACACGATCACGCTAGCATCTGGCACTGCACTCAGCGTAGGTGATGACATCTACTTTTCATCCTCTGGATCGCTCCCGAATGGGCTGCTTGCAAACCAGCGCTATTTCATAAAGACCAAAAGCACCAATGATGTCACGCTTTCGCTAGCAGACAACACGATAGGTGCAGCGCTCGATCTAAGTGCTGCTTCTGGCTCCGGCACTCATACTGTCCAAGCACCACTTGAGAAGACCACAACCTACACAGTCGGCCAGATTGATGATCTTTACTTCACACAATCTGCTGATGTCCTCTTCATTGCACATCCAGACCATGCGTTTGCAGAACTCAAGCGTGTGAGCGACACCAGTTGGACACTTGCTGATCTGACTTTAAAAGATGGGCCTTACCTGCCACTGAATACTGAGGATACCACGCTTCTAGTTGAGCAAAGTATTTCAGTAGAGACTGACCGGCCACTGATTGCAGAGCTTGCTGATATAAATATTGATGCATCAAACAATAAATTCAAAATCCCGAATCATGGACTTGTCGACAATAATGTTATTCGGTTTGATGATGCCAGCGACAACGATCTACCTAATGGGCTTAGCGTTGCTACTGACTATCACATAATCAGTGCGACCCTTGATGAGTTTCAGATCAGCGCATCCTCTGGTGGCTCCGCAGCAACCTTTTCAGATGCAGGCACGGGGACACGGAAGCTTTATTACAAGGATTATGGTTATCAACTTATCGGAGAGATTTCAAAGGATGCAGTAGATACAGATGCAGGTGATGAAACCAACATATTCACAATGGTTAATCATCCGCTTGTGAATGGACAGCGAGTCTTTTTTTTAGGAGGAGCTAGCATAGGTGGCGTGACTGCTGGAGCATCAAACGTGTATTATGTGATTGCTGCAACAATTAACACGTTCAAGCTAGCAGATAGTATTGGTGGTGATGAAAAAGTTCTAACTGGAACTATTACCTCAGAACTTAAATTCTATAAAAAGTTCATCCCCAAGTTCTCAAAAATCACGATTACTGCCAGTTCCATTACTGGTATTAATGATGACACAGGATTCCAGACAACTGATGTCGGCAGGATCATACGCCTAAACACTGAGGTTGCCCCGCAGATCCGCTGGGGGTATGTTTCGGTTACAGCACGCGCCAGCACGACTAGCATCACTGCTGTTGCCTCAGAGCATCTAGCATTTGAGGATGCAACAACCGAATGGCAGCTAGGATCTTTCTCAAGCACCACCGGCCATCCACGCACATGCCAGATTTACCAGCAGCGCATGGTGCTGGGAGGAACCACAGAAGAACCGCAGACGATTCATTTCAGCAAAACAGGTGATTTCGATAACTTTGCAGCGAGTGAAGCGCTTGGTGTGAACACCGGCAACTATGACACCGCAGGTGCTAGCATCATGGGTGAGCAGATATACAGTGATAATGCGTTCTCACTGATGATCTCATCCGATACAGTTGATAAAATCGAATGGGTCAACGAAGGTCGCAGGCTTTCCATTGGAACTTCCGGCGGTATCTATCAGATGTTCGGGAACCGTGATGATGTGACAATCACACCGTTTAATTTCACAATTGAGAAGATATCCAACTGGAGCGCACACGCCAGCGCGCTTCCTGCGCAAGTTGGTAACAACGTGCTTTACGTGCAACAGAATGGCCGCAAAGTCAGAGAATTAATATTTGACCGTGAGCAGGAGCAATACAGTGCAAAAGACATCAGCTTGCGCGCGGAAGATGTTACTCAGACCGGCGTAAAAGCACTTGTTTTTCAGGATCAGCCAGGATCGCTTCTTTGGGTGCTTAGGACGGATGGGAAGGTGGCAACCTGCACCTATAATGTTGATCTGAATATGAGTTCCTGGGGACTTCACACGATTGGAGGAACACATACGGATGCAACCTATGGGAACCATGCAAAAGTCGAGAGTATTGCAGCAATCCCGCGCGGTACAGGCTCTTCAGGACACGATCAGCTTTGGCTCGTGGTCAAACGCGATGTGGATGAATACTTAACGCAGTTTCCACACACAGATATCAATGCTAGTACCAATGTAATTACAATTGCTGGACATGGACTGCTCGACACAGATCAGATCAAGTTCACCACCGCAGACACGATGCCGGCAAATCTGACTTCTGGAACAACTTATTATGTGCGTGACAAGACAACAAACACTTTCAAAGTTGCAGCAGCTTCAGGTGGCACAGCAATCGATATTGATCAAGGAACCGGCCCGCATACTATTTACAAGAAAGATGTGGAACAGCGTTTTGTCGAGTTTCTGGAAGAGTTTTATGATAACAGCATGAGTGCAGACAATGCTCATTTTGTAGATTGTGGAGCCTACTATTCCGGCGCAAGTGCCAGCACGCTCACCGGCCTGCATTATATCGAAGGAGAAACACTTTCAGTGCTAGGAGACAATGCAGATCAGCCAGATAAAACAGTAAGCGCCGGCCAGCTTGCGCTCGCGCTTGCAGTAACGAAGGCGCGCGTGGGATTCGCATATGAAAGCGACATACAAACGCTAGCGCTTGCAATAGGAGATCCCAGCACTCAGACATCAATTGGTAATAAAAAGCGCATACACCGCATCCATATCAAGCTGCTAGACACAATGGGACTGAAGTATGGGATCGATAGTTCTGATCTCACAACAGAATCCTTTCGTTTGACCAGTGATCTTATCAGCACTGCACTTCCACTATTCACAGGTGACAGAGAACTAACAATGCCAGGAGTCTATGATTCTCTTGGTGAGATTTATCTTAGGCAGGATCAACCGTTTCCGAGTTCGATTCTGCATGTAGCCATTGACTATGAAACGAATGAGTAAGAGATGATCGAATATATAGGCTACGCATTGCTCGCCAAGGGTGCGCTTGAGATGTACGGCAACTATCAGTCCGGCATAAAGTCTGAAGCGCTTATGCGTAAGCAGGCGCAGCTTAATCGAAAGTATGGTGACAGGAAGCTTCAGTTTGCAAATTTGCAGGCAGAAGAAGTCCTCCGAGCAGCAGAACAAAGCGCTCAATACATGGAATGGGAAGGTGGCTATCAAATAGCAACCCAGAGAGATAAAGGCGAGCGCGCAGTTAGAGATATTATTTCATCCAGTGGGAGCAGTGGTGCAGTAGTTGGGTATGGCTCACCAAGGCGTGTAGCAATGGCGCAGGCACTCGTTAATAAATTTGCTGTGGATCAGATGAATCAAAGCCTTTCTGTTAAGACTGCAACTATGCGGGGCAATGCTAGCAGGAACGCACAAATGATCGTCAAGCAGGGTGAAATGGAGCGCGATTATTACTATGACCTGGGTGGCATGGCAAACCAATC